AAGATTGAAAAACAAAGTACAAATATCATTGATTACAACAAAAAGAAAGCAGGTAACTAACTATGACAGAAAATCTCAAAGAAGCACTATCTTACGCAGTCGAACTAGCGGGTAAAGAAAACAAAATCATTCGTTCAGAAACTGGGAAGGAATATTTTGATGGCAATAAATATAGCCCACAGGAACTTAACCCTCGTAAGTACGCACCTATCCTTGAGCTTCAGACACTCAAGAGTCTTGTAGATTATCTCAAATCAGATAATGACTTAATCGGTAGTCGTAAACTTGTAGTTGTCGTGGACAGTTTCCGAGAAGTATCCGTGTATGATCAAGTTGATTTTGAAAATGGAAAACGTCCTCAGCTTGTATCTATAAGAGCATCTGTCCCAGCTATTCCATTCAGCAATTGGCGCGACCAGGAAGAATTTAATATTATGTTGCAGTCTATGTTTATCGATGATGCAGACCGCAATTTGGTCTTGGATTTTGCTAGCCATTTAAAAATCGAAAAAGGCGCAGAAGTACAGGACAATGGTATCAGTCAGATGGCGACAATTCGCGATGGTGTAGCAAGTCTAGCACAAGCTAAGACTCCAAATCCAGTGACCTTGCGTCCATATCGTACTTTCAATGAAGTAGAGCAGCCTGCTAGTCAATTCGTCTTCCGAATCAACAAATCGGCGAACCTTGCGCTCTTTGAAGCAGATGGCGGTAAATGGAAATTAGAAGCCGTCGAAAGTATCGCGAATTATTTAAAAAATGAACTTGCTAGCAACGAGAAAATTACTATTTTAGCTTAAAGGAGAAAATTATCATGACACAACAACAATACAATAACAATTTTGATCGCGAGTTTGGCTGGGACGACACAATCCAAAAAGACTCAGAATATGTCCTATTACCAGACGGCCTATATTGGTTTACCGTTAAAGAATACGAGCGCGGACGTCACACGCCAAATCCTCAAAATCCCGGCAAGCTCCCAGCTTGTCCTAAAGCGACAGTACACCTTACCGTCGCAGCAAATGAAGGTGAAACAGAGCTTCGTCACAATCTATTCTTACACAGTTCAACCGAGGGAATGTTATCAGCGTTCTTTGGAGCTATTGGACAAAAACGTAAAGGTGAACCGCTTCGCATGGACTGGAACGCGATTATCGGAAAAGTCGGAGTTTGTAAGGTTGGTTCCCGCGAGTACAACGGAAACAAGTACAACGAAGTGAAAGGCATGATTTACGCCGAAGACGTGGACTATACAAAAGTATTGAACGCACAACCGGGACAACAAGCCCCAGCGTACCAACAATCAGCGCCACAGTATCAACCACAACAACCAGCACAAACACAGGGAGGCTTCACAGGAGGGCCGTTCTAATATAGGAGGTTCTAAAGTATGGAGTTAAGACCCTATCAGCAAGAAGCACGGGAAGCCGTCCAGCGTGAGTGGCTAGAAGGTCGGAAACGCACTCTTCTAGTCCTCCCGACTGGGACGGGGAAAACCGTCGTATTCTCAAAGATCATCGAAGATCAAGTCCGAGAAGGAAAGCGTGTGTTAGTCCTCGCTCACAGATCCGAATTGCTGGATCAAGCGAGTGACAAGCTCAAGACCGCGACGGGCCTCGGTACGGCACTAGAAAAGGCCGAAAGCACGTCCATAGGTTCATGGTATCGCGTTGTCGTTGGATCAGTCCAGACAATGCAACGGGAAAAACGTTTAAGTCAATTCCCGCCCGACTGGTTCGATGTGATCGTTGTCGATGAAGCGCACCATGCGATATCCGATGGATATCAAAAAGTGCTGGGCTATTTTAAAGATTCGGAAGTCTTGGGAGTGACGGCCACGCCAGACCGGGGGGATATGAAAAACCTCGGCTCATACTTCGACAGTCTAGCTTATGAATACTCATTAGTGCAAGCAATTAAAGAAGGCTACCTTTCCAAAATTAAAGCCTTAACGATTCCGATCGATCTCGATCTATCAAGTGTTTCAATGTCCGCGGGTGATTTTAAAGCGAGCGACGTCGGAACGGCCCTCGATCCGTACCTCGTACAGATTGCAGACGAAATGGCCAAGTATTGCAAGGACAAGAAAACAGTCGTCTTTCTTCCACTCGTTAAGACAAGCCAAAAATTCCGCGATATTTTAAACGAGCGAGGATTTAAGGCAGCGGAAGTCAACGGCGAATCGAAAGACCGGGCAGAAGTGCTCGAGGATTTTGAGAAGGGGCGATATAACGTCTTATGCAATTCAATGTTACTTACTGAGGGGTGGGATTGCCCGTCGGTTGATTGTGTGGTCGTGTTAAGACCAACAAAAGTCCGAGCGCTCTATTCGCAGATGGTCGGACGTGGGACGCGTCTCTTCCCGGGAAAAGAAGAACTTCTTCTTCTCGATTTCTTATGGCACACGGAACGGCACGAACTTTGTCGCCCGGCTCACTTGATAAGTGAGAGCCCGGAAGTAACTAAGAAGATGGTCGAAAACATGGAAGAAGAAACGGGCGTCGTGATTGATCTTGAGCAGATGGAAGTCAAGAGCGCGGAAGACGTCGTGGCAGAACGTGAAGAAGCCCTTGCGAAACAACTCGCAGAAATGCGGAAGCGCAAGCGAAAACTCGTCGATCCGCTTCAATTTGAAATGTCAATTCATGCTGAAGATCTTTCGAGCTATGTTCCGAATTTTGGCTGGGAGATGGCCCCGCCGTCTGAAAAGCAACTCAAAGCCCTAGAGAAGTACGGTATTTTTACCGACGAAGTGGGCAATGCCGGGAAAGCAAATTTATTGCTTGACCGTTTGAATAAGCGCAGAAACGAAGGACTTTCGACACCGAAGCAGATCCGCTTCCTTGAAAGCCGAGGATTCCGGAATGTCGGAATGTGGAATTTTGAGAGCGCAAGAAATATGATTGACCGTATCGCAGCGAACGGTTGGAGAATACCACACGGAATCAGAGCGAGCGAATATGTACCAAATTAGAAAGGAAGGGCATGAATAACGAACGAGAATTTGACCTATTACCACTATTAGACCATATAGACCCCTCGATTCTATCTTATCAAGAATGGATAAACGTCGGAATGGCCTTAAAGCATGAGGGATACACAGCTTTTGACTGGGACGAATGGTCCTTACGTGATCCGGCCCGGTATCGTAAATTTGAATGTTTCAAAAAGTGGGACACTTTCAACGAGGAAGCGGGCTCGATCGTGACAGGCGGGACGATTGTCCAACTCGCGAAAGATCACGGCTGGGTGAATCCATACTCAAGCGATAGTGAGGGAGCTCACGAGCTGGATTGGAACGACACAATCGATCGGGACTATCGTTTGATTGATAAGAGCTGGATCGAGGGGAAAGAGATCCATGAGCCTACAAACTGGAATCCAGTCCAAGAAATTATCCGATACCTCGAGGCCTTGTTTGAATCGTCTGAGAATGTCGGATATGTAACGGAAAGCTATCCGAAAGTCAACGACGAAACGGGCGAAATAGAGAAATGGCTTCCAACCAAGGGAGCGTATGACCGGACCGCGGGGCAACTGATTGAGCAACTTTCCAAGTGTAACGGCGATATCGGGGCCGTCCTCGGTGATTATCACAAAGAGGCGGGCGCGTGGATCCGATTCAACCCGTTAGATGGCAAGGGAGCCAAAAACGAGAACGTAACTGATTATCGGTACGCGCTTGTCGAATCGGACAGCATGAGCGTTGAGAAACAAAACGCGATATATAAAGAGCTGGAATTGCCGATCGTGGCTCTCGTGTACAGCGGGAACAAGTCCTTACACGCTATTGTAAAAGTGGACGCCGGCAACTATGAAGAATACAGAAAGCGCGTTGACTATTTATATAAGATATGCCAAAAAAACGGGATCTCGGTCGATACACAAAACCGCAACCCGTCGCGCTTGTCCCGTATGCCGGGCTTTGAGCGAAACGGCCAGAAACAATTTCTAGTTGATACAAATATCGGAAAGCGTAACTGGGAAGAATGGTACCAGTACATCGAGGACTTAAACGACGATCTTCCAGATCCGGAAGGGCTGGGGGATAGCTGGGACAATCTCCCAGAGCTCGCGCCAGAGTTGATCGAAGGCGTCCTTCGTCAAGGGCACAAAATGCTGATCGCTGGGCCGTCAAAAGCCGGTAAGTCGTTTAGTCTGATCGAAATGTCAATCGCGATCGCAGAGGGTAAGAAATGGCTTGAATGGAACTGTACACAAGGCAAGGTCCTATATGTCAATCTTGAGTTAGACCGTGCGTCATGTCTCCACAGATTCCGGGACGTGTACGAAGCAATGGGACTTCAGCCGAACAATCTCCAAAACATTGATATCTGGAACTTGCGCGGAAAAACGGTCCCTATGGACAAGCTCGCTCCGAAGCTGATCCGCCGATCGCTCAAAAAGAATTATATCGCGGTTATCATTGACCCGATCTATAAAGTCCTTACGGGTGACGAAAACAGCGCGGACCAGATGGCACACTTTACGAATCAGTTCGACAAGGTCGCGACAGAGCTTGGGTGCTCGGTGATCTATTGCCACCACCACTCAAAAGGCGCTCAAGGGGGCAAAAAATCAATGGACCGGGCCAGCGGTTCGGGCGTATTCGCTCGAGATCCGGACGCTCTTATCGACTTAGTGGAGCTTGACGTGACAGAGGAGCTATACGCTCAACGAATCAACCACACGGCCACACGAATTTATAAGGACGCGATCCGAGCAGCAAACATTGACTATTACCAAGACCAAGTAAGCCTCGACGATCTCCAGAGCGCAAGCGTCATGAGAGAACACTTCGAACGTGCGATTCCAAATGTGCTCGAACGTAAGCCGTGGACTGAGAAGATCGAACAAGCCCGTCGAGCGATCGAAATTTCGACAGCGTGGCGCGTGGAAGGCACACTTCGGGAGTTTGCCAAGTTCAAGCCTATTAATATGTGGTTTAGCTATCCAGTGCATTTCTTGGACGATTCAGGAGTTTTGGCAGATATCCAACTTGAGGACAGTAAGCCTATGTGGCAAAAAGGACAAGAGGGACGCAAGTCAAAAGAGCAGAATCAGAAAGAACGAAACGAGAAACTTGAGACGGCCTATTATGCACTTTTTGATGGATCATCTCCGGTTACAACAAACGAGCTAAAAGACTATTTAGGACTAAAATCCACGAAGTCAGTCGAGAATTATATTCGTGAACATGACGGTTTTGATATCAAAAAAGGTATTGTTTTTCCTATAAAAGAAAAGGAAAAATAGGAAAAAGTCTAGTAGAATTCTTTGGAAAAATACAGTATTTTTCTTTTCCAGTTTTGGAAAAAGTCTAGTATTTTTCTTTTCTTTCCGAAATTGGAAAAATAGGAAAAAGTCTAGTATTTTTCCGGAAAATTACTGTATTACCCTTTACAGGGGTAGGTAGGAACTTTTCCAAAGTGGAAGTCAAAGAGAAAAGGAAAAGGGGCTCAAGCTCCGCCCCTTTATCCTTTATCTCAACTTTGACAAAAGCGCGAATGGAAAAGCTAAAATAAAAATGATAAAAAGAAAATGGTATAAAAAATGAGAAAAAAGGTAAGATCTAAAAAGTTGGAAGTTGGAAAAGATATGCCTCCTTTATTTCATACTTTGCCGGGCGAGGAATTTTCTCTAGAAAAAAGCGAAGTCTTAAAATGGATCGCAAAACAACCGCTTCTTTTAATTTGGCTAAAAGATCAATTGAAGTCAGCGGGATATATTATCTATGACGCTGAGACTGGAAAATGGACCGGGATCGACTACCGGGACGAGGTGGCGAAAAATGATTGAGTTCTTTTTGCCGATGGAAAAAATTCCGACGACAACGCACCAGCAAAAAAAAGTAAACGTGAGAAATGGTAAGCCGATTTTTTACGAGCCGGAAGAACTGAAAAACGCACGGGCAAAATTTGAGAGCTTGCTTGCACGTCATGTACCACCAGACAAATTGAAAGGACCGATCCGGCTCACAGTCAAGTGGTGCTTTCCAATGATTAAGGAAGTCCGGTCTGGGCAGTACAAGACAACCAAACCAGATACGGATAACCTTCAGAAGTTATTCAAGGATTGCATGACGAAGCTGGGCTTTTGGAAAGACGACGCACAGGTCGCAAGCGAGATCGCTGAGAAGTTTTGGTCTGAGGTCGTGGGGATCTATGTCAGAGTGGAGGAGTGGGACGATGAATTATATACATTTCTTTAGCGTGGAGATCCCGGACTTTATGGCACGAAATAACCAAGTCGCGCAAAGTCTCGGTTTTGGAAGTGAACGGTATTGGTTTTGGACCGTGGACGCGATCGCTGAGATCTGCAAAAAATACCATGACGACGATTTAGTCGTGAAGCAATTCGGGCTCTTGTTTGAATGGCTCGAAAAACAGGCGGAAGGAGTGGCACGATGAGAGAAAAATCGTACTATGAAGTTATTGGGGCGATGGAAAATAAGAGATACGACGAAATAGAAAGTCAATTATCTCTTGGTGAAACTTGCGTCAAACTCATAAAACAAATCGAAGGCAGAGAAGATGTGCGTGGAGCTAGTGAATTGATTACGGTCGATGGCAAAAAATACGACGTGCAAATCTTTGAATGGGGAAGAAGGCCGAATAATGGAATACGTGAAATATGATCCAAAACAGCGTGAGGCGTTGAAAAAGAACCTTAGGCGCTTGATGGACGAAAAAGGAGTCACGAAAGCCCAACTATCAAGAAAACTGGGCTGGTCCTATAACACAATCGATTATTGGTTAAGAGGTGATCGCGTACCCGATCGAACAGGAATCGAGGCTATATGCGATTATTTCGGAATCGACGACGTGGAACTCTTAGGATCTGAAATGAAAGTCCGGACTTTTGCTTATTATAAAAGCGATACGCTTATCGCTTTCGGGACCATGGAAGAGATCGCGGAACAAACTGGGCGAAAGATCGAGTCCTTGCGGAGCTTGCTTTGCAACTCGAAGCGATTCAATAAGACAACAAAAACATACATGATCGAGCTCGATGATGATCGACGCTACAAACTCAAATTCAAGCAGTCGTTTACGATTGACGAGTTAAATCTAAAAGGGATCGGGTGGCTACTAGAAAGCCCACTCGTAGAAGTAGAAGAGGTGGAAGAATGAAGTATAAAGTTATTGATTATGTATCAGACGTGCGGAAAGAACAGACAGGAACTTGTGAATTATGTTTTGGCACAGCTTGGGTCGAGAATGGTTCTATAACGGTAGAAGATGAAAACGGGAAGACTACCAAAATCAGTCTTACTTGGTGGAGCTGGGGAGATTACCACACAATATACATTGATAACGTAGTTGATTTTTCAGCATGGCTACAAGAAAGAGATGTAGAGCCAATTGATATTGATAATGTTGATGAGTGGTCATGGCTATATGATCTTGTGGAAGAATATTATAAGGACGAAGAAGATGAATAAGCAGGAATTGATTAAAAAGTACGAGGACACTATTTACGCGATTATCGCAACTGATGAAGTTTTGAGAGATCTAAAACAACTAGACGAACCTATCAAGCTAAAAGACGTTATCAAACGAATTAAAGATCTTGATATCGACGCTCGAAAAGTATGGATCGACGCGATTTTGAATGAGCTGGGCAGTGATTATGGATCGCTAAAAAATAGAGCTGGGTATGAGCAAGGTAGGTTTGATGGCGCTATGGAACGTGAGAAAGTCACAGTACCGCAGTTTGTCGCTGACTATATAAAAGACGCGAAATACTATGAATGGGATTTAGACGATGTCTTCGACCATATTGCTGAAGAATCGGAAGAATCAGAAATTTATAAATGGTTTTACACGCTGGGAAATGTTGATGTTTTTGCCCGTGCTTGGCTGGACGGCTACACAGTCGATAAAGAGAAGCGGTATCTGGTGAAGATGAAAAACTTGAGAGCTCTGTTTTGCTATTTGGCATATATTCCAGATGAAGGTTATTGGACTCTTATGGCTAGTGGGGGGGAAAGTATTGTTATAAAACACACTCGCAAAGAACTAGAAGATGCTGGTTTTGGTGAAGTTTTTAATTGCCCATTGTTTGAGATTGAGGAGGTGGAAGGATGAATTTATTATACCTAAGATACGAGCCTATACATAGCGATTTTATCCTTGATGCTAGTGCTATTAAAACAATAGTACCAGTAGGTAAATACGAAAATGCTTCGTTCATGATTTACGACGAAAATGACGAGACGTATGAGTTCGATCACATATATTATAATGGCGAGTTAATTAGAGTATATGAGATGACTACGTTATATAAATATCTGACGGATGAAAACGCAGGAGGTGCAAGATGATTCCAAAATTTAGAGCGTGGGATAGCGTAGAAAAGAAATTCGTAGAACATTTTTTTATCACAGATAACGGCTTGATTTGCAACATGGAAAAACCAACATCGGGCTACAACTCTCCTATTCCTGTCGAAAAGTCAGAATTGATCCTCATGCAATCAACAGGTTTGCATGATAAGAATGGCAAGGATATTTTTGAAGGAGATATACTGAAAGTCGCTAATAATGATTCGAGTTGGTTTGAAGTTGTTAAATACGATCACGATAAGGCTATGTTTATTTCCAAGGAAGTAAATTTGAAGTATGAAGTCCCTGAAACCCCTCTTTACGATTTATTCAGTCCATACCTCTTCAAAGTCGAAGTCATTGGGAATATTTGGGAGGACTGTGATTTAATTGACGGTAAAAAGGTAAATGAAAATTAATTTTGAGGTAACAGAATGATTACAAATTTATTAGATGAAACAGTAGAATTTTTAGAAAAATATGGTAAAACACTGGATGATGTTTTGTATATCCAAGGTGATGATTTTGAGATCACAAGAAAAAACTTTGAAACAGTGGCAAGGGATACAAATTATGATTCTGGCTATGGTGCTCAACATGTACCAAAAGACCTTGTGCTAGTTGGTGAAGACTGGTGGATTGAGCGTTATGAGTATGATGGTG